CGACCCAATGGCTAAGACCCGGGTTCCGTGGTGCAGGACTCGTGGACCACGGACCAGTAGGCGTGAGGCAGGGGTATGGTGAAGCAGATGAATTAGGACCATATATTCGTAAACAAAAAGGAAAACATGCACTTAAGTCTTATTATAATTTTTTTATTACAGATCGTTCAAAGGGTAAATATAAAGTATTAGAAAGTAAACTGCTCGAAGCAACTCCTGAAAACTTAAAAAAACTTAAAAAACTAAGAGATCAAAAAGTAAAAGAACATTTCCCTTATCGAATTTCTGATGAAAAATTTAGTCAATTAAGGTTAAAAAATAAAAATCTTAATAATGAGGACTTTGCAAAATTATTAACTAAAAAAGGATATAAAACCTATCAGGATACGTCTTGGAGTGGTGAAAGGGTTCAAGTTAAGCAGGAAGACTTGAGGTTAAGGGGAAAAGTAGGAGTGAGTCAACGATCACCTCGCCCTGAGGCAGAGGTCATAGAAAAGTTAAAAAAATATGAAGGCGGAGATAAAGTTGTTGCTGATTATTTAAAAACTAATCAAAGCCCTGATGATTTGAAGTCTTTAAGATCGAAATTAAATCAAAGAGAATATTATCGTAAGCTAATGACTACTGAAGAAGGGAGAAAACTTAGTGGAGAAAGATCTTTAAAATATAGAAGATCAAATATTGAAGCAATTAAAGCTTTAAATATGCGAAGATGGGCTCAAGAAGGAATGTTTCCTGTAGGGACAACGCATCATGAGCATTTATGGCGTGATCTTTATCGATCCTCTAAAAGTAAAGGAGGAGAGCGATTTAAGTTATATAAAACAGAAATGCCTCCTCTTAAAATAACAAAGGCCGGTAATCAGGTCAGAGATTGGTTAGGGAATGATTATTATAAAAAAGTAAAATTCAAAGATTTAGAAACAGATAAGATTATTAATTATAAAAATCTTGAGGAGTATTTAGATACGACGATGGGAAAGGGCACATATAAAAAAGCTCTTTCTGGTTATGAATTAAAAGATACATTAAAAAATCAGGAGATTACTTATAAAGGTAAGAAAAGTACTTTAGGTGGGTTATTAAAACAAAAACTTTATACTGGAGAACAAATTAGTAAACAACCTTTGTTAAGTCCTTTAGAAGTTCATCATCCAGCAGGAGTGGGTAAAAATTGGTGGTCCAATGAAGTTGTTTTTAGAGATGCTAATCAAAAGCTACGTGATTTAGATTCTAGTTTAATGGCAAATTTAAAAAGAACCGAGGGAGATGCAGCGAAAAACTCTTTATTGCAGAAATACGCTAAAAAGGTAGAAAAACTTCCTGGGGGAATTAGTAGTGTAATTGAGGGTAAAACTTATGGCACTCCTACAACTGCTAAATCTGTTTTACAAGCCGCTGGAAAAGAAGCAGATCTTTTACGATCTAAAAATTATAGGCAAGTAGCTAATATTTTAAGTGATTCTGGTATTAAATGCAGACTTCAAGAAGGACTGACTTGTAATGATCCAAGAGCTTATATTGATTCTATTAATGAACAAAAACAATTAGCTTTAGCAGGGGATACCAAAGCCTTAAGCAAATTTAATAAAGTTTCAAAATTAATGAGAGGCATTAGAGGAGCTGCTAAACTTACGGGTTGGGGCATCTTAGGAGAAATAGGTTTTGCGCCAATCATAGCTGTTCCAATGCTGGCAAAGGGAGAAAGTTGGAGCAGAGTTATGAATGATGTTTCTTATGGATTATTTGGAAAAAATGCTCAAGAAGAATTATTTGCTGCATTGCCAGAAGGCTCTTTAGGAGCACAAAGAGTAAAAGCTTTAGAAGCAGGAGAAAGATCTCAAAGATTTGAAGAAGGACCTAAACGTGGAGCTATGACAGGAATGGATCCAGAGGCTTTTAATTTAAGAAGTTTTCAGATGAAAGAAGCAATTGAACAGGATTGGAGATCAGCAATAAAACCTTTTATGGTTGATGGTGCTTTTGACCAGGAAGCTTTTGAAAGAGCAGGTGGTGATGTTGAAGCAGCAAAAAGACAAATTGAAAAAGAAAAATTAGCTACAATACAAGAACGTCAGGAAAGTGGATGGCTGGTGGGTCCCAATCAAAAATTTATAAGTGATAGATATGGTGCAACAGGCGGCGGCCTAGCAAATCTAACAAGAACCGTGGCCCCTGATTCAGGGCCCATGTCACAAGGGTTGCGCTCGTTATATATTGATGATATGGACTACTAGGAGTATAAATGGCAGAAGACCGAATAGATAAATCACTCCCGAATGTCAGAACCGAAGTTGCAATTCCACCCGTGGAAGCGCCAACGGACATTGACGTTACGGAGCAACGACAACCCGTAGAAGTCACACCCGAAGAGGATGGTGGCGCAACGATCAATTTTGAGCCGGGCGCGATCAACGTTCCGGGGACCGAGGGCCATTTTGATAATCTTGCAGATATTTTACCCGATGACGTTTTGGATCCGATCGGAATCAAGCTTCGCGGCGATTATACCGATTACAAAATGTCAAGAAAGGACTGGGAACAGTCCTATGTTACAGGTTTAGATCTATTAGGATTTAAATACGATAACAGGACAGAACCGTTTCAAGGAGCTTCAGGGGCAACGCATCCCGTGCTTGCAGAAGCGGTTACACAGTTTCAGGCGTTAGCCTATAAAGAATTATTGCCGGCGGACGGGCCGGTTAGAACCCAGGTGATTGGCATATCGAATCCTGCAAAGGAAACGCAGTCACAGCGGGTTAAAGATTTCATGAATTTTCAGCTGATGGATCAGATGAAGGAATACGAACCTGAATTTGACCAGATGCTGTTTCACCTACCTTTGAGCGGCTCGACCTTCAAGAAAGTCTATTACGACGATCTTTTAGGACGGGCTGTCTCTAAATTTGTCCCTGCAGATGACCTCGTGGTTCCGTATACGGCTACCTCATTAGACGATGCGGAAGCAGTGGTCCATATGATCAAGATGTCGGAAAACGACTTAAGAAAGCAGCAGATTGCTGGTTTCTATAGGGACATTGAATTAACTAAACCAGGTATGACCGTCGACGACAAAGTCGAAGATAAGGAACGGTCACTGGAAGGAACCACCAAGTCCACACAGACACAGAGCGTATACACTCTACTCGAATGCCATGTGAATCTGGATCTGGAAGGTTTCGAAGATGTTGGCCAGGATGCATTGCCAACAGGAATAAAATTACCTTACGTCGTAACCATCGAGGAAGGTAGTATGAAAGTTCTTTCGATTAGAAGGAACTATGCGCCCAATGATCCACTGAAAAATAAAGTCCAATATTTTGTCCACTTCAAGTTTCTGCCAGGACTGGGATTTTATGGCTTTGGACTCATTCACATGATTGGCGGATTGAGCAGGACGGCAACGTCGGCTCTCCGCCAATTATTAGACGCAGGCACGCTATCCAATCTTCCCGCTGGTTTTAAACAACGGGGTGTAAGAGTTAAAGACGAAGCGGCACCTATCCAGCCGGGTGAATTCAAGGATGTTGATACACCAGGTGGAAATTTAAAGGATGCTTTCGTTTTTTTACCGTACAAAGAACCTTCAGCAACATTACTGACTTTAATGGGAATGGTTGTTCAGGCAGGACAGAGATTCGCGTCGATCGCTGACATGCAGGTTGGTGACGGGAACCAAAACGCAGCAGTTGGTACGACCGTTGCTCTTCTTGAAAGAGGATCAAGAGTTATGTCCGCGATCCATAAAAGACTATACGCTTCACTAAGAAAAGAATTTAAATTACTGGCAAAAGTGTTTGCCCAGTATTTGCCTCCTGAATATCCATACGATGTTGTTGGAGGACAACGAAATATTAAAGTCACTGATTTTGACGAAAGAATCGATATTCTTCCAGTTGCCGATCCTAATATTTTTTCAATGTCACAAAGACTGACACTGGCACAGACGGGATTACAGTTGGCGATGTCAAATCCTCAAATACATAATTTATACATGGCGTTTAGAAAAATGTATGAAGCACTTGGTATTAAAGATATTGACAGGATTCTACCTCCACCAGCGCCTAATGCGCCTAAAGATCCATCATTGGAACATATTGATGCATTGGGAGGAAAACCTTTTCAAGCATTTCCAGGACAGGACCATAGAGCCCATGTTACATCGCACTTGAATTTTATGGCAACTAATCTGGTCAGGAATAATCCAATGGTTATGGCTGCTTTACAGAAGAATGTTTTAGAGCACATTAGTTTAATGGCAACCGAACAGGTACAACTTGAATTCAGAGAACAGTTTATGCAGATACAGCAAATGCAACAACAGGCGGCAATGAATCCTCAGATTCAGCAACAGCTGCAACAGATCACTCAGAAGATCGAAGCAAGAAAAGCACAGTTGATTGCAGAGATGACTGAAGAATTCATGAAGGAAGAAAAAACAATTACTTCGCAATTTGATCATGATCCATTGTTAAAACTTAAATCCAGAGAAGTAGATTTAAGAGCTATGGAAAATGAACGTAAGAAACAGGAAATGCAGAAGAAAACTGAAATTGATCAGGCTAAATTA